TACAGTTTGTGTATTTTTCTATAACAACAGGATTTTGGTCAGTATCAAAGAAACTTCTAACTAATACGTCGAAAGATAAATTAGCAAAAGAAATGTTTGCAATTGAAACTTTTATTTCAGTGTTTGCCGAAGTACCGTCAGAGATAGAAATAAATCTGAATAACTTGTAAACTTTATTACCTCTCAATTCTGAAACTATAAACGGAGATTGAGGTGTTGTATATTTTTCTAAATTCCACGCAATTGAATCTGAACTGTAAGAACTTGCAGCTGGTAGTGCAATCAAATCACAACTCAAACCACGAATATATCCTTTGTCATACAAATAATCCATTGCCACAGGATAAATCTCCTCAACAAAAACAGGAACTTCATTTCTTGATTTACCGAAGTTATCAAATCCTAATACTTTAGGTAAGAACTTACTACTAACACTCGATAGCGATGTTTCAAACGAGAAGTCATCACCGTCTTTAGTTACACCTGATAGTAAGAATGTTGAGTATGGATTAGTCGAAACTCCAGAATAAGAACCTGTACAAATCATATTCAAATCTGTTGTTGCTGAAACTTCATACTGAGGTCCGTGATTTGTACTGTCATATAGTGATATACCTCTCGAACGTAAAGTTGCAACAACTAAATTATTATATTCTGAATAAGCGGTACCTGAATAAGTATAAACATTACCGGATAAGGTTCCTGTGTATGTTTCTGAAGCACCAGTTGAAAAACTTGAAACAACATAGTCGAAAGAGAAACCTGAATAATCATTTCCACTATAATTTGCGAAGTTAGAATACAGCCAAGCTGAATTATCACTGTTAGATAAGTCGTTATCTTCAAAATCTAGTGAATCTACCCCGAACACATTATTTAATGTTGTATATAATCCTGATAAACTCGTATAATCAGCGACCGGTATAGAACCGTACACTATTGCTGTTGTACCTGTTGTTGATGGAGTAGTTGCAAAACTGTCAAGAATATTTGTAAAATCTTCGTTGAACGTTGATGTGCTTCCGTCACCTAATCTATATTGTGTGTCTAAAAGATTATTAATTTCATCAGGTAGTGTACCTATCAAAGTTACAGTATCGGCCGAAGCAACACCAGAAAAATCAATTGTCCATGGAGTAGCTGTTGCAGGATTTAAACCTACAGTATCAGGGTTAACATTTGCAGTTACCTTCAAAGTCCAAGAAGGACCCGCATCATATCCTGAAAGACCTAATACTCTCGTAACAAAAAGTTGATTAGATTGTTGTAGATATGATTTTGCAATATATGATGCTTCATATTTTGGTATTTGGGTATTCACAAATTTTGTTGGTTCTGAGCCCCCGAAGAAGGCTTGGAACTCATCGTAGTTTGTTATGAAAATAGGTTCGAAGGCTGGACCCTTAAGAGTCTCACCAACCAAACCAAGTGTAGTTACACCCACACTCTGAGCCACAAAAGACAAATCTGTTTCTGAGGTATAAACACCTGGAGAAACAAACACTTTCTGATTAGTTTGTACTGTTGCCATTATTTATTGGTTTCTAAAAAGATTTATTTTTATTCATAAATATTAGAGAACAAATGAAAAAACTTTACTTTTCATAATCTATTTGTATTTAGTATGAATAAATTCTGCCTTTTTTATCTTTTATGTCTAAACTATACGAGAGCAAAATAAAAAACATAAAAATATCCGAAGACGTACATAAAGTGTTGAAAAAATATTGCGACAAAAAGGGTATTAAAATTTACAAGTTTTTGGAACAAATGATTCTAGAAAAATGTAAAGAAAAGAAGGATATCTATGGTGAGGACTAAAGTAACTTGTTTGTAAAAAGTATTTTAGATTCAAGGGAATTATCTGTCTTGACAACCTCAACCCTAAGTACATCATTTGTGTTAATTAAGATTTCGTTCACATCCGTTCCGTAATATTGGTTGTTGATGTAAACATCATAACTTGTTACGTTTTCTGTGGAATCCACTGTCATGTTCACCATATAATCCATAATGTCACTTAAAACAGTGTTTCCTGTGACAAACAAAAATTCTTGTGTGAATAAATCAGGATTCTTGGGGTACGTTTGATTTTTCTTTCCCACAGGTGTATAACCTTCCACCTCCATTACTTGTAGTATTCTTGATATTGCAGGCTTAACCTCGAACTCATCTTCGTCGATAAGGTAACCAAGCATAATGAATTCATAATTTTGAACATAATACTTTCTCTTTTCCAAATCGGTTATACTTTCATCACTTAAACTTTGCATAACAATCGGGACGTACTGTCCCTTGATAAAAGTATATGCCTGTCTCGAAGAAAATTTTTGTAGAATAATTTTATTGAACTGATTCAACTCTCTCATCCTGTTACAAACAATTCTAACATTATAAGTTATGTCCACAGGAACAGGTTGCGGAATTTTATAAATGTCCATACCTTCTTGGTTACCATTCCATGTAGGGACTGATGCATAATAGAATTCTTTTCTGTTTGGAATATTCCATCTTAAAGATGGGTTTGTACCGTACTTTACTTCAGGTTGTCTAACAACAGAAATAAACGGAACTTGAGGGTTGAAATCTTGGTCTACGAAAGTCCATGTTTCTGCAAACTGAGCCCAATTTTGAGTCGTGATTATTGTATCAATCATCGGAACAATCTTTCCTGAAGTAACTAACTGTAAATCGGTTTTGACAAAATCTAACATACCTCTATCTAAATCGGCATGTAATACAGATTTAGGAAGATATGTACCATCCTTATTAATATAGTCCTTAAGTTGTTCCCTTCTGGCAAACAAAGTCTTATCAGGAACCAACGGTAATGATTTTTTTATTTGTATAGGAAACGCCATTTTATTTTAGTAAATAAATTTTATTGGTACTATTAACCATGTTTACTTCATCTCCGTGAAATATCGGTTTTTGTGTTGATTTTATTACAAAACTATCGTTTTTATATGGGTTGTATGATATTACGTCTCCTTCCTGTTCTTGAGGTATGTCATCACAAGGAAACTCACAATAGTCTTCCAAAACACCGATTACAAATGCGTGTACATTTTTAGTCTTCTCCTTTCTTACCTTTTCCAAGCCTCCTTTACGTACTCTAAACTCTACATTAGATAACTTTATAAAATCTGCGTGTAAAACAACTATTCCACTTTTCTGAACAGAGAATGTGTGCTTATGAAGATTATAATAAACCATAACTTTCTGGCCAATTATATTATCTTTTAAAACATCTTTTTGTGACTCTGATATTAAAATAATCATAAACCTCTGAATTCATTTTGGTTGACTGGAGTTGCTATAATTGTTCTGTAGAATGGTCTATAGCCCCCATAAGTATGTTTATTGTCTGAAACAACCCTTCCGTCGTTTGACACACTGTAATACCTGACTTTAGATTCTGTTTCATAATACCCCAAATAATCGCCGAATGCAATATCAACTTGTAAATCATCGAGATACTTTTGATATACAGAAAATCTCATATTACCCGGCTCATCTAACTCAACCCTACTCTTACTTATCATTTGGTTAGTCGGTGAAGATATCTGAACATATCCCTTTAATTCGACAGGAGGAAGAAATTGTATTCCGTCGGAAAGAGCCTCTCCATATACATCATCTGTTTTAGTCTTGTATCTATCAACACGGTAAAGAATAACAGTAAAGTTCATGTCACCTTCCAACCATTCTTGACCCATGTCAATATCTAAGGCATAGTCCTCTCCTCCGAAGAATCTACCTAATCTTGTTATTGGAACTAATTTTTCTTGCATAGTATATTTGATAAATACTTAATTTTATTTATATTTAACACAAAAATAGATGAGAATCTTTCCACCGACTAAAATTTATATATCTAAAAGTAATATTCACGGATACGGTGTTTTTGCAAATACTTTAATTATTGAGGGGGAAATAATAGAGGAGTGTCCTATTTTTGATTTAGGAATACCTAAAGGTGAACCAAGTCCTCTATTTATTGATTATAGATTCAATTGGCCTCAAGGGACAGATTTTTGGGATAAACAGGTTATCACTTGGGGATACGGTTCATTATACAACCACTCAAACACACCAAACGCCGCTTGGAGGTCCAACATTGATAACCATACTTTCGAATTTTTTTCAACTAAAGACATAAACCCGCATGAGGAAATATTAGTTTATTATGGTGGTGATGGCTATTGGCTCGACGGGAGAACACATACAGATGTTAAATAATTATGGAACAAACTTTAGAATCCAAAGCATTAGATATACTTGAAATATATGAAGGGTCGAATAACTATATTTTAGAATTAAAAAGAAAATCTGAAATAAATAGAAAGTTTTATCCAACAAGAAGTCAATCTGAATATATAATCAACAACCACGACAAAACTCCAAAAGTTGCAAAAAAGTGGGTTGTTTTGGATGCATATTTTGCACAAAAGTTTGCTAACGATAAGTTACTCACAATAGTACCTGAAAAAATATGGATAGAAAAATTATTGGCGGAAAGTGAAAAAGCGTATCACGTTTGGGGTAAGTTTTTTCAGGACGGGGAACTAAGCGAGTTTTGGGTCCCAAAAGCATCTTTAATTAAAGATAATACAGTAAAAGACGTAACAATCGACTACTCCAAATATAAGAGTAGGCCCCCAATGGAGCATCAAAAAGAATCGATTCAAAAGTTAGTTGAGAACAAAAAATTTATTCTTGCGGATGATATGGGTCTTGGAAAAACAACAAGTACAATTATCGCTGCTTTGGAAACCAATGCAAAGAAAATTTTAATTATCTGTCCGGCAACACTTAAGATAAACTGGAAGAGAGAAATAGAAAATTATAGTGATAGACCTGTTTATATCGCTGAAAGTAAAAACTTTAGTACGGAACATGATTTCGTGATTATTAACTACGACATCATAAAAAATTTTCATGATGTTAAAAAGAAAAAGGATTCTCAGATTTTAAAATCAAACTTCGATTTGGTTATTGTGGACGAAGCTCATTATATAAAAAACGCACAAGCACAAAGAACAAAATTAATAAATGACATTGTCAAAGATATTGAAAGGTTATGGTTACTAACAGGTACTCCCATGACATCAAGACCAATTGACTACTATAACTTACTTAGTTTAGTCGATTCTCCTGTTGCTAAAAATTGGATGGCATACGTGATAAGGTATTGTGCAGGGTATCAATTCAAGGTAGGACCGAGAAAAGTTTGGAATGTCATGGGTTCATCAAACTTGGAAGAACTGAGAGACAGAACATCAGGCACGATATTAAGAAGATTGAAAGAGGACGTTTTGGATTTACCTGATAAAATTATTACACCTGTTTATTTGAGACTAAAATCAAAGGCATATGAAGAATTAATGGGCGAATATTTTGAATGGTATAGAAGTAATCCTGAGGAGTCAAAATCATTAACTGTACAGTTTACAAAACTAACGAAAGTAAGACAAGTCATTGCAAATGAAAAGATTCAACAGACAATAGAAATAGCTGAGAATATCATTGAACAAGATAAAAAAGTTATCATATTTTGTAATTTTACCGATTCTCTAAATCAGATTGTTAATCATTTCGGAAAACAAGCGGTAAAAATAGACGGGTCAATGTCAAAAATAGAAAGACAAAATAGTGTAGACCAATTTCAGGAAAATGATAAAGTCAAAGTTTTTGTTGGTAACATCAAAGCTGCGGGTGTAGGAATTACTTTGACCGCAGCTGAAGCGGTTATTATGAATGACTTATCTTTCCTTCCTTCCGACCATTCACAAGCGGAAGATAGAGCATATAGAATCGGCCAAAAAAATAATGTTTTGGTTTATTATCCTTTATTTGAGAATACAATTGAAGGTTTAATATATGATATTTTGATGGCTAAAAAACAAGTTATTGCAACTGTTATGGGCGATAATATTAATGATTCGGACTTTGTAGAAGAGATAATGAATAAAATTAATGAAATGAGATAACTAACATATTTATAGTTATGTCAGTTATATCAGAACCAGAAAGAAGTCAGATTTATACTAGAATCAAACACTTATTGGGTGCACCAATCAGAAGTGTTGAAATCGAAGATGAGATGATGGATTCTCTTATGGAATTGTCCATTGGAGATTATCAACAATACATTTTGGATTGGTTAATCGAATCTCAATGGGTTAACCTTGTTAACTTAGATATGAACAACCAATCGGTTGCAAATGCATTGATTACAAGAACAATGAATTTTGAACAACAATTTCAATATTCATATTCTAAAATTGTTGGACTACAAACAACAGGTCCTTGGGTATTAAAAAAAGACTATTTTACACTTAGTGCAAATACACAGTTGTATGAAATTCCTGCGGGAAGAGAAGTTAATGAACTATTATGGTTCAGTAACCAACCTTGGACAATGTTCGGACTTGGTGGCGTTGGTGGAGGTTTCGGATTTGACGGTATAGGATTAGGTGCTAACCAAGCTGGTTATGCACAATTTGGATATCAAGGTTCATATTTCATGATGTCAGGTTTTGATTACCTATTAAGAGCTCAGGAAGCAAATATTTTGAATAGGATATTAGGTGGTAGTTTAACTTACAGAATAACAGGATTACCTGACGGTAAGAAATTAGTTCATCTATATAATACACCTGGTGGTAGATTTAATTGGTCAAACTACAGTATGTATGCTGGTAAACAAGTTTGGTATTGGTATTATGATACAACAGGAAAAGATAGAAACGATTGTTTAAAACAGAATCCAGATATAATTAAACTACCTACGGATGTCCCTGTTGGAACTCTCGAGTGGTCAGATTTAAACGACCCTGCAAAACAGTGGGTAAGAAGATGGTTCACCGCGTACGTCAAAGAAACTTTAGCTAGAGTAAGGGGAAAATATTCTGGTAACCTCAAAACACCTGATTCTGAAATCACAATGGACTATCAGAGTTTATCAACTGAAGCAAAAGATGAAAAATCAAAACTTGAAGAGGAACTTAAATTAAGATTGGAAAGACTGAGACCTGAAAAACAAATGGAGAAGGAAGCGTTAATTGCTGAAAATTTAAATAAACAACTCAAGTATCATGCTTTCCCAAGACAAATTTATGTAATATAATTATTTATGGCAATAATCAAAACAATACCATCGCAGAGACTAATTCACGGAAGAATACTTAATACCTCAGAAGTATCGATAGTATCAGAATCAGAGTACTCCTCTCAAGGGGAAGACTGTATAATTGTAAAAGGGGTACCTAGAAGTGTAATAATCTTGAACTCAAGAACAACGGACCATACTGTTGTGAAAGCACTGACGGATATTATAATAAGACCTGATGCAGGTAGAATAGATGAAGAATTCGATGAAATTGAAATGGGACACGGTGCCTGTGTCGAGTTCAGATTCTGTGGGGGAAATTGGTATATTTTATCCTCAGACGGATTAAAACAGTCGTAATAAAAAAGGAATATGTAACAAACATATTCCTTTTTTAATTTATTTCACTTTCTGTTCCCACCCTTCCTCAGCTAACTCGTACATATAGTCAGAATTTAAACCTCTCTTTTCCCAGTATTTAATTTCTCCATCAGAAAGAGACATTACCTCTTCCAAACTATCTTGGTCTCCTTCCTCAAAAGGTTGCCCATTAATCAATTCACATTGAGATGTTGTGAAAATACCCCTGTCTTCGGGATTATCAACTAGCATGTTGTCCCTTATTTCTTGTTTAAACACTACAAGAAGAGGTTCAATACGTTTATTAAAGGTTGTTATTGCTCTTGGTACATTATAGTCACCAGTCAATTCTGGGTTAGTCTCAAGTATATTAGAGTTTAACATATAGCAATTAACCATAACACCTTCAGTAATTGGTTTCGCTCTAGGGTTTTCATGTAACAGAATTGCGTTGGTATCTTTAATTTGTTTCGCAGTCATCTTCTGAACATCTCCTTGAGATGCCTTCGTACCATTATTGACATACATGATAACATCACCCAAGTTCACATTTATATTTTCTTTTATTGCCAATTCCATATGAGCCATACGGGACATACTATTACCTGCCTTCGTTTTGGTGGTTAATCTTTTTTTATAATCATCAAGAGTTAGTTTTACTTTAGCTCTTTGTGCAATCTTGGATAAAGGAATTTTTTTATCATATATCTTTTGGAGATATTCATAGTAATATTCGACAAAAGATTTTCCATCACCTTCTAGCAACATTTTTATACCCTTATCCAAAAACTCTTCGATGTATATTGGTAGTTTCTTTGATTTTATACTATTACCTGTTAGTTTAATTTTGCCCTTTGCATCCATAACCGCATAATTCTTACGAGCCAAATTAATACATGATGGCCAAACTCCGTCCGTATCAAGTGCCATCTCACCCCTCATGAATATGTCATTATATTCTGCAACATCTGCCTCAGGACCGGTATATTCTTTACCTAACTTTACTTTCCAGTTCAATCCACGACCAACATATTTTCTGTTTTCAACACCATCAGGACTCGAGAAGTTCACACCATCCGTATCCATCACAAGCGGAGTATATCCTTTGGACATAAAGAACTTAATCATCTGACGAAGATACTGTCTACCCGTACAAGTAATCTGTTCTCCCATATACATGTCCCCCCACGCAAAAACCTGAGGAGCGGATAGTGCACCGAACATGGAGTTAATGAAAATTTTAATTGGTAATTGTTTATTACCATATGACTCTGACTTTTTCTTGTCAGTTTCATAATACTGTTCCGAAAGTTGCTTGTATTTGATACGAGTATCACGGAACCACTTTAACATTCCTTTCATTGCACCTGTAACATCACAATCAGGAAAAACATCGTGCACAAGTTGAATGGAAGGGTATAGAGACGAGAAGTCGAGCTTAAGTACATTCTTACTATAACCGACCTTAAGTAGTCGAGAAAGACCTCCTACGAAGTCTGTCTTGTCTTGTTTTGCGGGAATTGCCAACTTATGTTTATATGACCAAGCCAACATCAACATCTTCCATAATGTGGCGGTACCCATGGTGGAAACTCTCTCATATGTTGTTGGAATCATAGCAGCCAGTAGGAACGAACCTTGGTTAAACTCTTGGTCAACCTTTAAGGTTTCCTCCAAGTCATCGTCAAGATATCTTTCTACAAGATTATCTCCCGTAGTTTTGATATAAACATCATTTCTTTTCTCACATATTTCGTCAATCTTGGGGTCGACACCAACTTTTCTATAATTACCATTTTGTGTGTTTAACCAAAATTCTTCTTTATTGACGTACATTTTCCCAATATCTAAATGGTCGATATACACACGGTCAGCAGCTTCAGCATTAATGTACTTAGTAATATATTTCAAACCCGCAGATTTGATACTTGAATTAATAGCTTGTGCTCTTCTTACAGCATGAATAATATCAATAACATTATATCCCCATATTGAAGTTTGAACATAGGATTCCACCTCGTTCGCCAATTTCAGCATACTATCTTTTCTTGTGAAAGAGTGTTGAGGGTGCAGGGATTTACAAACTTTTCTTGGGTCTATTTTGAGGATAGAACACCTTTCGAAAATCCAATGCCAGTCGAAGTTAGCTGAGTTATATCCACCAATGATGCTCGGTTTAATCTCATCTATTATATTGAAAAATTCGATAATCGCACCCCTCTCTTGAGATTCATCCATACACTCAATAACTTTATGATATCCCTTGTTTGTCTTAATTCCAATCATGAATATACGGCCATCTTTGGGTTCCAAAGAAGTTGTCTCCAAGTCATACACAAGTCTTGTTACTTGATTATAGTCTTCAAACCCCTTGAATAATCTTTTCTCTTTTGATATAAGGTATTGCTCTACGGGGGGTAGAATTGTAATTTTATCTTTTGTCTTATCTCCCCATGGGTCACATCCTCCGTCCCTGAAGAACTGAATTAGTTCTCTATAGCCTTTAAGGGATTTAACCATGAAAGTCATTCCTTTCTCGAGCCTTTCATTTCCGGAAGTTTCGAGTTTCTCAATCATAATTCCATATTTGGTCATAGCCTCTTTTTGAGCGGCTTTGGAATCGTTGTAAAACTTGAGGCCTTTTAAGTCACCAACCCATGCGAATGGAATGAAAGTGTCCTTTCTGATTTCTTTTCCTTTACCAGGAATTTCTTTGATTTTGTAAATGGAGTTGGATGCGTAATCGAATTCGATTGCAACAATAAATTCTTCGGGGTCGTTTCCGTGCAGAAACGATTCAATTTCTTCGTTAGATATCATATTATATTTTTTTGGGTGACTTATTTGCTTCCACTCACGGTGAAGTTTGTCTTCCAAATTAAATATAAAAAACTATTTTAACGAATCAAATTAACAACAAGGGTCGATAGCAGAAAAGCTGTCTTGGACGTTTATATAAATCTCTTCTCTTAAAGGCAGAATTAAATTTCCTTCGTCATTCTTAATTAAAAACTCACCTTTATATCTGCCAACGGTATTAGTATCTCTCGAATTAAATTGGAAATAAATATAATATTCAGGAGGTGAGCCGGCAGGTAGGTATATTGGGACAATACCACAAGGAGCATCAATTATTTTAGGTATCCCATTTGTTGTGTCTACCATAGAGAAGTATATTGAAGATACTTCTAAATCCTCCATTAGTTGTTGGTATCCAGACCTCCCATCTTTAACGACTTGCATTTTTAAGATTGGAAGGGATGCATTCTTTTTAATAAAAAATTCCATAACAATAAATATATTGTTATGATTCTTTACGCAAAGTTCCTTCGTAATGCTCGAATCTATTGTGTTCAGTGGGAGTCAATAACAGTAACCCTGGATTTAAATCTCCTTTGGTTGTGAGCTGAAACATGTAGCTCATCCAAGTTTGCTCAAACGGGTGAGCCCATTTTTCCTCCAAAAACATTTTTTTGTTTCCATGACGAGTTACTACTTGTGGCCAATTACAATAATAAATTTCTCCATCAACAAATGGTATACCATTGTAAGTTCGTATAGAATTGTATTTTGTTCTAGGGGCATCAGGGTCTAACCCCTTAACCGGTAACTTAGTTTTGTTTGGGAAATATTTTTCTCTTATATTCTGAGGTACGTTATACCAAGACCATTGTACCCCGTTATCACCAAAAAACTCAGTATAATTCAATTTCACAAAATCGAAATTGTTTTTCAAAGCAATCTCAATTGAGTTTTTGTAAAGGTTTTTGACGTATCTGTTGAAACCATTTCTGCAAGTTGTGTTTTCCCCGTTGTAAAAAAACATGTCGTCTTCGAAGAAGAAATAAAAATCAAATCCGTTTTTATCGGCATGCTCGGCAACCCATTGTCTTCCTCCACATATACCTAAATTATCTTTTTTTACATGTTCAAAACCATTTTTGTTACACAAGTCAGCATACCCTTCGAAGGTTGATTCATCAGATGAGTTATCAAGTAAAAACTTTTTCGGTTTTGTTATGAAATCTTCATCATATGAATACATTGATTTTATCAAAGTTTCGAATTGTTTTGGACTATTGAATCCAATAACATACAATGCCACATTAGACGGATTTAGAAATGTTAGGTCTTGTTTCAATTCGATTTCGGTATATTTCAACAATTCCTCAAAAAATGGCCAAACTAATCCATTACCCTCAATTTCAAACCTATGTATCAAATCTGTATGCCTATGAGCCAAAATTGTAAAAAGGCACTCGTCCGCACCCATCAAACCTTCTTTGAGAGTTGATTCCATTACACCGTAATACAATGCGTTGATTTGATTTATTTTTTCAGTGTGTCCACCAAAAAACCCACCACGACATACATAATTTACAAAGTCGGTTTGACAATATCTTGCCATGGCCTTTCTTTCAAACCCATGTATTTCTTCATTTGCATCATATGGGTAAGAAATATGGATGAACTTACTATTGTTTTTGAGAACGTAATTTTCGAGATTATTCAGAACTTTATGTTTTGTAAAATATCCCTCACTTACAGTATTTGTTAGCCCGCCATCTACCCAAAAAAAGTAATCGGTTTTGAATGGATTAGTTATTGCAGAATCATTCAACATAAACATCTTTGTGAACATCATCGGGTTGTAATATTCCAAGGCAGCTTGAGGAGATTCAGGTAACCAGCCAGCAAAATTTTTCCAAGTTGGATTGTTTCTTATGTTTTGAATCTTCTCGAAAAAAGGATTCCAAGTTTTGAAATCTTCAACATTCTTAATAAAAATTTTTGTTGGTTTATTTCCTCTGATATTCAAAACTTCTTCTTTCAAATCCTCAGGAATCCATATACACATAGGAATGTCTGTCTTCAATAATTCAAAAAATTTATTTTTATAATGTTGAAAATCCCTTTTAGCCCATCCTTCTAAATCACCTCTTTTTAAATCCCACAAACCAGTAACAATTGTGATATTTTTTTTATCCACGGAGGTAACATCAACAGGTTCAGTAATTGGAAAAAGAAAATGGTCCCCTCTTCTTTCTAAATCGATATCGTTGATATATCCACATTGAGCGCAGAAATCATCAACTATTTTCTGTGATTCCTCTAATGTATATTTTTCCCACCAATTATTTTCGAACTCTATAATTGGTTTTTGTTTTAACGATTTAATAGTTTCTGTAAATCCCTTTAATACTAATAAGTCTTCAGTCTCCGTATCAATTTTGAGGAGGTCGATTCTTTCTAAATTATACCTATCCCTAATATTGTCGAAATAATTTGTTTTAATTTCGGAATTTTCATTATAGTTAATTTTAGATAGTCCCAAATTGTAGTTTGGGGTTCCTACGCTATTTTCCACTTCATATTTGAATGCGCTGTCATTCAATACGAACCCTTGGACCCTATCGGACATTGCGATGTTTTCAACAGTTATATATGGGTTATCTTTATACTTTTCACATAAGTAAGAATAAAGTTGTGGTTGAACTTCAAATAAGATAGCTCGAGATACTTTCAAAGACTTATTCAACTCATCAAAATAAGTTCCACTGTTTGCCCCCACATCCACAATGACAATGTCCTGTCTATTTTTAAGCTCTTTTATTAAAATAGATGTTGCGTTGAGTATGTGCATCTTGGAATGTTCGTCCCAAATTTTTATCTCGTTCTTATAATCGGTCATACAAATTAAAAATTATATGTTTTTTTTATTTTTTTTTAAAAATTAAAGTCTAAAGTCATCCCTTCATGAGCTCCTATTTTGAAAATTTTGGATGGGTCACTTTCTGGTGAGAACTCTAACATTAAAAATTTTTTTGACATATGTATTGGGTCAATTTCCATACTATTATTATTCACATTGAAATTAAACCTGAGATAATTTTCTTTTTCCAAAAATCTTTGGATAACCTCAGTTACTTCTTTTGTAACCCCTAATATGGAATCATAATATCCTTCATCTATGTCAAAATTAGGTGAACCATACGTTGCTTTGTGTAAAATAATTTTTTGTCCTTCATATTTTGGAGGTTCTTTATACCAAGATTCCTCAATATTAGTGACATATGGGTTATATGTAAATCTGTGCCATTCATAGTTTTTAACATCACTAACCCCTTCGTTTAACCAAGCTTCATAAGCCCATCTTGTACTATGTTGTACTTCCTTAGTTTTTTGTACGTGCCTTGACTGTGTCCACCAAAAATTACCCCAGAACCATCCTAAAATACATGTAACTCCTACGTTATCATATTCGTCCATTTTATTTACACATTCTTCCCATTTGTCAATAAGGAAATATTCCAAACATTCTTTCCAAGCCTCAATATTTTTGATTTTATCAACTGATATTTCGTTCGATTGATATTTTCTGTACCTATTACTAACACCTTTGGTGTGGAAATAGAGAATTTTTGTTTCTCTTGATAGACCAATCTCCCTGACTTTTTTTATAGATGGATATTCCGCACCATTGTTAGGGAAAAATTCTTTTTCTAGTTTATCATATTCTTTTGTGATTTCATTAAATTCTTCTTCAGTTCCTTCCGATAAATTTATGGTCACATAGATAGAATCGGCTCTGTCATACAATCCTGATTTTTTTAGTCTTAATAGTTGTGATGTAACAACTTCTTTCCAATTTCCTACCAAAAAACAATGGTATACAATACTAATCATTTTATTTCTTTTTTATTGTTGCAATTATAGAGTCGCCTCTATCTTTACTTATCCAGACTTCGGAAATATTCGAAATAAAATAATCCCATTCCGATGTGATATAATCACTCTTGGGTGAGCCGGCTATAATGCTATCTATCATATCCAGGAAAGTTGTCTTATTTGGGTCCCCCCAACCAAAAATAACTTTTGAAGGCATCCTACATTCTATTGAGGTTTGTAAATCTTCTATTACAAAAGTTCCACCACTTTTCAAATTTTTGAAAAGTAATTGAACCGTTATTTGTTGGTCTTTCATTTTATGCGAACCATCATCTACAATTATGTCGTATTGATAACCTAAGTCTGAAAATTGTTTAAGACTTTCTTCGTTGGATTGGTCAACAACAAAACACTGTATTCTTCCATAGTCTAAAGACTTTGGTTCTACATCAATGCCATGCACAATTCCCGATTCGAAAAAATCGTCCCATACTTTTATACTTGAGCCAAAGTAAACCCCAATCTCCAGAATGTCGCAAGACTTTTTATAAGGTCTAAAAAGATTTTCGTACACTCTTGTGTAATAATTGTGGTGATAAAATTTGTCTGTACCATGATGTTTTGCCAATTCATTTAACCCCATATCAATGTTTGTGGTAATATTGAACTTACGGTTATAGATTGAATCTATCGTTCTATAAGGTAGCATTCCATAAGCAAAGGCGTGAAAAATAAATTTACTTTCATCATAATCTTTTGAGTTCAAATCAGAAGAATCAATAATTTTAAATTTAGACCTGTCAATTCTTTGGTATAAAAAACCAATGCAAGTTTGGTCATGCCACAATCCTGTTTTGTACTGCGGAAATTCTTCACAAATATTCCACCAATCATCCATGAAATTTTTTGACCAATCGGTATTTTTGACTAACATAACTCCAGCATTGACTAAGGAAGGTCCGTAATCGCTTGTCATAACAATATCTGACTCAACATCAATGAACTCCTCAATTCTTCTGTTTTCAGTACTGAAAACCGCATCAATGTCCAAAAACAATACATGACTACAATCAGGATGTTGGATAAAAACATCTTTTATTAGATGAGGTTTATACCAAGTCCAAGAGCGACCCTGTAATTTATCTTTAATTTTTTCTGTGTTAGTCTCCGCGAAATACGTATATCCTTGTAAGTTACAATATCTTTCATTTATTTCTTTTGCAAAACTACCATAAACAACATTTTCTGAATAAAACTGTGCAACTACTATTTTCATATATTAACTTACATTATTATGATTTAATTGGCCAGTAATTCTATCACACCAGCCTTTAGATTCTGAGTGAGGCCAAACAACCCAGTGATTAGGTAAATCTTTTGTAGGGAATTCTCTCCATACTTTACAATACCCATCAGGGTCTCTCATAAATCCTGCAATTTCATTTTTATCGGCATCTCTTCTGTATATAGTTTCGTCATTTTTATCGTGGAAGGCAACCACCCAAAAGTCATAATCCTTTTCAGGAACTTGAGAATATCCAATATCAATACAATGTTTGAATATCTTAGTGAAATCCTCTTTCCATTCCTCCTCACTACTGTAATTGTACGGATTTGGGGGATAATTTTTATCTCTCGTATATTGCTGTATTGAACGCTGTTCGAATAATATACCCGAATATTTTTCATAGTCCCTCAAAGTTCTAACAGGGCCAAATCCAAATTCACCATCGTGACCCTCTTGTTTTTCACCATCCATACCGAACAATTTCCTATTTAGCAAATGACAATGTTGGTTTTTCTTTACCCATTCTTTATCATCGTCCCATTGTTTAGTTCTACCTTTTCTTGTGTACTCATGATAAACAACCGGTATGTGAGGATGGAACAAATCATATCCCCATGTATAAGCTCTAGCTGCGATAGATATTTCTTCACCATGAAAATAATATTCAGGATTATGTTGAACTTCTTTGGCAAATTCACCTAAAGTAAAACAGAAATGTGCAGAGTAAAATCTTGATGTTACAGGTTTTGTCATTTCCCTCCAACCTGGAATTGTTTCAGGTAAAAAGAAGATGGCACCCTCAGGGATGAATCTATCAAAAACCATTCTCCACGCATCTGTGGCTCTTCCTGCCGGGTCATTGTCAGGGTCAAAGGAAGGTACGTAGCCCGTAAGTAGAGGCTTTTTATACCCATCCTTTTGAAGACCCTTAATCATTTTTATCAAAATATCATCCCAATCCTTAACGAATCTCATATGAGAATCAATTTGCATTGTATATTTTTCTCCCTGATAAAGTTGTTGAACTAAGTGTCTCGCCCAACAAACTCCTTGAGCTTCTTGGTAAGGGATATCCAAGATTCTGAATCTTTCGTCATCTCTCCACTCATCTAAATTGTCGAACCCATCGGATTCTGAATATTGTCTAGCAATACCAAAAACAAGATTTTTTGGTTTCTTGGCATTTGCTAACATGTCTTTTATTGTGGGAACAAGTTGTGGGTCTCTGTATGACGCAATTTGAACAAAAATTTTCATTTTATAATATTTTATAGGAAAAATAAAAAACCCTCCACGAAAGTAGAGGGTTAAATTTATTTATTTTAGTTTTTTTATAATCCGTATTTTGATTTATCGGCATTGAAATTTTGTACTACTTGTGATGATGATAAAGGTGTGTTATAAATTCTCGTAACACCGATTCTACCGTCAAACCATTGTGAGTATTCACCTCCATTGTATGAACCGAGATATAATGGGTTTGTAGAATTCAATATACTTGTGAATGTGTGATTTACAGTTCCTATTGAAGTACCGTTAATAAATGTTTCAATAGTTTTTGTTCCTCCACTATTAGTCCAAACATAAACAACTTGATACCAAGTGTTTGCCGATATTGTGAATGACGTTGAGTTAACAAACACCCCAGCACTACCGTTACTATATTGAGCAAATAAACTTCCTAATGTATTCAATCTTATTGAATATGAAACATTTTGTGAGGTTCCTCCATTATCAAATTTACCTAATACTACCGAACTTGTTGCAAATGAATTAGCATTAAACCAAGCTTCGGTTGTCCAACTACCTGAACCTGGCTCCAACAATACATTGTCAGCGACACTAACTTGAGATGATGAACCGTTATATGAAAAATATGGTGATGTAAATGTGATGTTAGACATCGTTCCGTTTAATCCATTACCCGACAAGTCATTTATTATTGTACCTGTGCCAGAATAACTTGAAGGATTACTTGGGTCATAATATAACACAAGATTACTTGTAACAGGTGTGTCAGGTGTTGAACTCGGAGTTTGAGTTAATGTTGGGGTTGGTGTTAAAGTTGGTGTTTCACTAGGTGTTGGTGTAGGAGTTTCAGAACTTGTTGGAGTATTTGTTGGAGTATTTGTTGGAGTTTCAGTTTGGGTATTAGTTGGTGTTGGTGTAGAAGTTCCAGTATTTGTAGGAGTATTTGTTGGAGTTTCAGTAGGTGTTTCTGTTAATGTTGGTGTTGGAGTTTCGGTCGCAGTAGGGGTACTAGTTGGAGTTTCAGTTGGAGTTGGTGTAGGTGTTGGAGTTGTTGCGCATGGTATTATTGAATCAATATATCCAGTACCTCCTGTAACTATATAAACATTTGTTCCATCAGAAAAATATCCATCAGTAACATAATAATAAGGGTCTAAAGAATAGTCAGAATATATGTGGTCACCTACAACTAAAGATTC